CAACAAATATATGAAAACACCTCGTGATAAAGATCTTGTAGATGAATTAACTTTGTTATTTCGTCTAATCGATCTATTTAGTAAGATTGATCGCGTTCAGAAGCAAATCACTGATTTACTGCCTGAAGATGAGAAAGTAAACCTGCAGAAAGTGTCTTATGGCAATCGTCATGACCATGAATCTAAGCATAACCTTATGGTTAACTTAATCAAGTCCAACGTGAAGCCTTCCGACGAATCCAGCAGTATTTACTCGCAAGTCAACAAAGCAGCTAGTCAATATTTTGACAAAGCACGCTCCAATCTTGTAAAAGAAATCCTACAGATCCTAGATGCAAATCTAGTTTCCATGGACCCTACCACGTTGTGAATTCGGTATAGTTGGACCTCATTTTTAATATAGGGCACGACGCCCTCTACTAACCTCAAACACACCCTGAAAAGGGGTATTTGTATAAAACTATGAAAATAGTTCCACAGTTAGAGAGAGGAGCTAGGCATAGGTTAACTGCCATTGGTTTACCTCATCAAATGATTTCTCCCTTCGTTGGGATGGTCATGAGATTGGTATCCAATAATGGTCCCGAATGGACATGCTCAAGGCTGAAAGGCCTTAAAGTTGACTTCATTCGCTGTAAGGCACATCAACATATGATATCGAAATGGGTTCGCAAGAACCGATTTTCTTTACCTTATGGTGTTGTGGGATCTATGATGAGATGGGCAATGAAAGTCAAGAATGAGAAGAAATCTCGCAAGAGATTTAATATCGTTCTCCAATCATTGAACATTTACACGTTATTTACTTCAGAAGCTGTGACTTTGTTACAGTTCGAGAAGTTTATTACGGGTGTGGATTCTCAACCTCCTGCTGGGTTAAACCAGCAGTTTCTTGATGAATTCAGCCATCATGTGAAGGGAATAATACCCCTTCAGCGAGTTAAACGCGGAAATAATTCCTTGATTTGTTACCGTGGCTCCACTGAAAAGTGGGCCCCGATGATACATTCAAGTAAACGTGTGAGACAATCTGACCAAATAGCTGCAGAGATGCAGTTTGATGTAGGATTGCGTAACAAGTTGTTTGCTGTCAAATACGCTGAGCTTTATGCTCCCGTAAAGGATGGCATACTTTATTCCCGAAATAGACGGACAGATGTTTCTCCTTTTGAGGAACCATACGGTGGTGAAGTTCACTTCCTTCAGGAACCAGGGATGAAGATGCGAGCAATCGCTTCTCCTTACCGGATCCATCAATTGGCTTTACAGCCTCTTGGTCTGGCAGTTTACGACATTGTCCGTGTGCTCCCATGGGATTGCACATTTGATCAGTCCAAAGCTATACCTGGGATTCAAAAATCCTTGTCGGATGGTAAAACTGTATATTCCATTGACCTTTCTGGTGCAACTGACTATTTCCCGTTAGGGATACAGTTAGCAGCTCTTAGATCAGTCTTTGGTGACATCAAAGATATCGAACTCTTTGAAGAGTTATCACGAATGAGGTATAAATCCTCTCGTGGTGATATTCAATGGAAACGTGGCCAACCACTGGGTTTGTTTCCCAGTTTTGGAACGTTTACACTGACTCATGGCCTTGTGCTTCATTACCTTTTGGGTAAGAAGTTTGAAGGTGAGTTCTTTGTAGTCGGTGACGATGTTGTCATCTTGGATGATACCTTATATACCCGTTATATTGAGTTTCTCAATACGATGGAGTGTCCTTGGTCATCCTCGAAGAGTATCAATTCTAACAAACTCTCTGAGTTTGCTGGTAAGTTGATTACATCTGATGCAGTTATACCTTCTTATAAATGGCGGAAGATATCTAATGATAACTTCTTAGACATTTGTAAGAATCTTGGCCCTAAATCTGCAGTGCTTTTGACAAAGGCACAGAAGCAGGTATTTGATAAAATCAAATATCTGTTGGAGCCTCTCGGACTCAACTTGTCTTATCCAGGATCAAACCTGACTAAGATGTATGTTGAAACTGAGAAGTTTCTGCGTAAGTGTGAAAAACATGCAATGAGGTCACTTGTTGATCTCAATCATGTGATACATAGGAATTCCTATGGATCTCATACTCAACTTGAACTTGACCCTACTAGGATCAAGGCCATGTTGAAAACCTTCGACGAGAAGGTTAATAACGTATTCAAGCAGACTATATTTCATAAGGCGAAAGCCTTGTGGCATATGGTAGCTGAAATACCCCGGGCTCTCGATTTGCAACCGAGATTACCCAC